ATAAAGGGGAGTGGCGAAGCTTTAAGTGGGAATCTGTGACAGAAGTTTTATCTTATAATTGAGAGGTGATTATGACTATTAGTTCTACATATGATCGAAAGAAAATTCGCGATGCTCTTCAAGAAGCATCCAACTCAATGACTCGGATTGGTGCCGAGCGTGACCTGATTAAAGATATTGCCAAGGATATCTCTGATACATATCAGATTCCAAAGAAGCAAGTAAACAAGATGATCCGTGTCTACCACAAACAGAGCTTTAGTGAAGAGGTTGCCATTCAAGATGAGTTCGAACAGCTCTACGAAATGGTTGTCAACATCAAAAACGAAGCGCAATAACCCGGTTGTTTTTGGCTGTTGACATTAATTCGCAAGCAGACTATAATGATGTCTTGTTGAATGGAGAACCATTATGGCTGTAACTAAACGTCGCAAGCAGTCCATCGAGACTTCGATGGCTATCATTCGTGGCATCGAGCCGATCACCACCAAAGAGTCTTTCAAGGCTGACCTAATCAAAGCATTGAATTGGTATAATGCTAACTGGGAAGAAAAGGATTATCGTTCTTCAGCAGAGAAGTATATGACTAAGGTTGCTAAGGTTAAAGACACAACCTATCTCCTTAGCAAGGCTTCATTCTCGGATATTCGACCGATTGGTGTGATTGGCCGTCTCGTGATGCGAGACCAATACGTCGATCTGAATACTCTTGAATCTCTTCTCGTCTCTATCGAGAAACTTCAAGTTAAGTATGCAAGGCCAAAACCTGCTGCCGTTACGATTCAATCAACTGGACAGACGATCTCTGTCCAAGATCGTATTAACGAGTCTGCTCGAGTTGCAGCGGGTGAAGTTGAAGGAGCGATTGACGATTACTTAATTAACGGAACCGAGTTCTCTATGAAGTCGTTCCTGCTATCTAAGCAGGTGTCCGGTGTCGTTGCCAAGAAGATTGGTGCGATGTTTGAAGGAGTTCTTGCTGAGCTCGATGAAGCGATTGCTGGTAAAGACGTTCAACTGAAAGAAGGGTACGGCCAATATACTAAGCGTGGATTGAAAGCGTATGCTGAATTCATGCGACAGATTGTTGCTGATTGTAACCAGCAAGCTGTATCTGCTAAAGCTCAACGCAAGCCGCGCGCTCGCAAAGCTAAACCTGCTTCAGTAGTTGCTAAGAATATGGTTTACATGAAAGAGTTTCCTGAGTTGAAATTGAAGTCAATTACTGCTGATAAGATCATTGGGGCATCCGAGCTGTGGGTGTACAATACAGCTAATCGTAAGTTGATTGTATACTATGGTGCCGATAATGGTTATCTTGGCGTCAGTGGGATGTCAGTCACAAATTACGATGTCGAGAAGTCGTCTGTTAAGACTCTTCGTGATCCGGAGAAGTTCTTTAAGGGACTTGCATCTACAGGTAAGCGTGCTATGGCTAATGCTTGGAAAGCTGTCAAGGCTAAGGCTTCTAGCCCTCGAGCTCGAATCAACGAGGACATGATCCTTCTGGCAGCAAACTAATAAAGGTTCGATATGATTATTATTGACTACAGCCAAGTGGCTATCGCGAATATCTTTGCATTCCAATCTGATCTCAAGAAGACCTCTGAGAACAAAGCGGAAGCAGTGAACATTATCCGTCATGCTATCCTAACTGGATTGAAGTATTACAAAACCAAGTATAGCGACAAGTATGGCGAGATGGTTCTAGCCTGCGATGGAAAGAAGTATTGGAGGAAACAGTTGTTTCCATACTACAAGGCTGGGCGATCGAAGACACGTGAGAAATCCGACCTCGACTGGAAGTTGATTTTCGATACGATCTCAAGCATTCGGGATGATCTAGTAGAGCACTTCCCGTACAAAGTGATTCATATCGATACAGCAGAGGCTGATGATATTATTGGAACTCTATGTAAGTGGACTCAGACCGGTGGTATGGTTGATCGTGGTATGTTTGAAGAGAAACAGCCTGTGATGATCGTATCGTCTGATGGTGACTTCAAGCAACTCCATAAGTATGATAACGTCAGTCAATGGAGCCCTATCCAGAAGAAAGCAGTTCATTGCCCTAATCCCAAGACCTATCTTGCCGAACATATTGCAAAGGCTGGAGATGATGGTATTCCTAATGTACTATCTCCTGATGACGTGTTTGTTACAGAAGGTACTCGCCAGAATAAGATGACATCAGCCAAGCTGGAAAGATTCATTACTCTTGGCCGCGATGCATGTGAGAATGACGAGCAGCGTCGTAATTGGGACAGGAATAATCAACTAATTAATCTCGATATGATTCCACCTGACATTGAACTATCGATTCTCGAATCGTTTTTGACACAGAAGCCAAAAGGCAGTAAGATGAGCATATATAATTATTTCATCAAGCATCGCTGTCGTCTACTGCTTGACAGCATTGAGGAGTTTTAATATGGCACAGTATATTACGGAAGTACTTCGCGACCTTAACAAGGATCCGTCGCTATTCCAAACCACGTATCGTAAAGTAGGTAATGGTGGTCCTCTTGGTGTGCTGTTTATGCATGCCTTCACCGCGCAGGGTAAGTTTCTACTACCAGATGGCGAGCCCCCATACAAACCGAGTCCTGAACCTATTGGAATGACGCCAGCACGGTTCATTCAAGAGATTCGTAGGTTCTATTTGTTCACTCGCAAAGATCTATCCAACACTAAACGCGAGCAGTTGTTTATTCAGATGCTGGAGTCAGTTCATCTAGAAGAAGCTAAAATCTTGATTGCCGTCAAAGATCAAACTCTTACTAATCTATACCCAAACATCACTCGTGAAGCAGTAGCTGCAGCTGGATTCATCCCACAGCTACCTCCTCAAGAAGTTAAGAAGGAGGAAGTAGCAACAAAAAAATCCGTAAGGCCCAGGGGAAGACCTCGCAAGTCGGCGAGCCCCCAAGTGGTCCTGTAAACATTCCTCCTAAACCTACTCTATTTGACCGACTTGTAGAGTGGATAGCTAAAATATGAAACCAAAGTGGATTAGTGCATACATGGATGTGGCTGAGAGGTTTGCACAACTCTCAACAGCTACACGTTTGAAAGTAGGAGCTGTTGTTGTGAAAGACCATCGAATCATTTCGATTGGATACAACGGCACTCCTGCTGGATGGAGTAATGAATGCGAAGTAGTAATTGACACAGGCGAACTTCCGCCAACAACAGTCACCAAACCAGAAGTCATTCATGCTGAAGCAAATGCAATCCTAAAGCTAGCACGCGATGGTGAGTCTGGTAAGAATGCCACTATGTTTTGCACCCATGCCCCATGTATTGAATGTGCAAAGATGATTCATGGAGCTGGTATCACTAATCTATACTGGCGAGACACTTACAAGACTGATCAAGGATTGTATTTTCTTGGCCGAGCTGGTGTTAATACTTTCAAACAGCAATGAACATAGAAGTATTCTATCATGTCTATATTCCTCCAGATCATCAAGGATCTATGAGATGGACTTGGTATGTTGACCAACAATTGTCGTTGATACGTGATAGTTCTTTACATAAGATTGCAAATGTCAATCTATGCGCAACAATGCCAATGCATTGGTGCCATTCGGTTACTAATGAGCCATTGTACCAAACATTCAACTACTATGTCTCAACTAAGTATCCGTTTGTTAAAATCTTAGATATAAGAGATACAGGACACCATATCAACATATATGAAGGACAGACTATCGAAAGGTTGTATCGTCACTGCATTGATAATGATTCCATTGTACTCTACTTCCATAGTAAAGGGGCAGCAAGCAATCAACCCCAAGTGACTAGTTGGAGGGATGTCCTTAACCATTACTGCATTGGCCAGTGGACTACGGCAGTGAGAGCTATTCAACGACAGGACATCGATCTTGTTGGGGTAAGAGATGCAGTATGCAAGGACCATATGGTTAGTGGGAATTTTTGGTGGTCTAAGTCTGAATACATTCGTAGACTTCCTGAACCCTTACAGTCACAAGTGTACCAAACAGGAAGACCGCGATTTTATCCTGGTGGCCCTGATTACCGGTACTCTTTTGAAGACTGGGTCTGGACCCCCAAGAGTACATCACTTGATAGATACAAAGGTAGATCACTACCAACAATTTTACTTTGTAAATAGTTGACTTTAAAATTGTACATCAGTACAATACTAGTAATGCCTGAGTGACGGAATAGGTAGACGTAGCGGACTTAAAATCCGCAGCCGCAAGGCGTACCGGTTCGATTCCGGTCTCAGGTACCATCGGGCCTATAGCTCAGACGGTTAGAGCAGTGGACTCATAATCCATTGGTCCTTGGTTCGAACCCAAGTGGGCCCACCAAACCAATTTGTAGGAGGAGAGATGAGCGGAAACGATAAAGAGTGGCTGAACAAAGTTCGCGTGGCTTATTCTGTTTACCAACCACAATCTCAAGAAGTGGAAGAATTCATCAAATGGCTCTATCTTCAGTATGGTATCCTTTTCCTTGGATTTGAAAAGCAAAATGAAAAAACTGATCCGTGATGGTAAAGTCGCTGTAGTGCATACAATTGCACATGGCGCAGGGTGGTTCTCATGGTGGGGCAATGAAGAGATGCTTTTCGATCCTAAGATCGTTGAGCTGATTGAGGATCGTAATTTTGAAGAACTGATGTCGTATGTGGAGTATGTGTACGATGGCCAGAATTCATCATGCGTGCTTGCAGTGCCTTACCTTGGAGTCACATGGATTCCTCAGGGAGTTGATTTCTGGATTAGAGAATATGATGGGAGAGAGACTGTAGTCACTAAAGAGGACATTCCGTGGATTACTGCATGATCCTTGGTGACAGTACAGCAGCTGGTATTGCAGCTCACCGTAAAGAATGTGTACGGTATGTTAAAGTTGGCATTACGAGCAAGGATTGGAATGAGCGCTACATGATTCAAGCTGCCTCCGCTATATACGATACTGTGATCATCAGCCTAGGTTCTAATGATCATGGGCGGATTAAGACAGAAGATGAACTACGAAAGATGAGACATGCAATCCAAGCCAAACAAGTGTTTTGGATTGGAGCTGGGATGTGGAGGAGACCACAAGCACAGAAAGCAATCGATATGGTAGCAAGCG